CGCGTTCTCGGAGCGCGGCGCCGAAGCCGGTGACGGGGTCAAAGGGTTTGTTTGAGCCACCACCTCCACCACCGCGAGTTCCCGCCTTGGCGCGGGCCTCGGCTTCCTGGCGGGCGATGCGTTCGGCCGGCGTCTCCGCGGCGGCTGTGACTTTGGGATCTACGGTTGCGGCGGCTGTGCCTGCTTTGGCAATGTTCCCAGCGATGCTTGCCGATAACGCATCAGCCTCTGCCAGCTTGTCCTTCATGTCGATCAGAGGATTAGCGGCGTTCTGGGCGTAGGAGTCCGCAAATTGTTTGGGCATCTCGGCCATGATGCCGCCCCATTCACTTTTGAGGTTTTCGGCCTCGTAGTGCATGATGTTCGAGATGTCGGTGACGGCCTGCTCGGCTTCGTCTTGGGCAGAGCGAACGGCCTGAGCCGCCGCGCCCATGAAGGGAATTTTTTCCAAGACGCTACCGACCGCGTCGAAAATGCCCGAGGCCAACTTGGCGCCAAGCATTTGGAAGCTGCCCTCGATAAAGGCCATGGTCGTGGAGCTTGGCGCAAAGAGAGACCGCATGGCTTCTCCTACGGTCTGCACCGCAGCCATAGCCATGGCCACCACTTCATTGATCGCATTGAGCGCCGTGTTGCGGGCGGTCATAAACATAAGCGACAGCCCGTCGCCAAAGTCGCCGGAGGTGATGGCCTTGATGGCAAGGTCGATCTGGCTCAACGCCTCGCCCAGCTTGAAGGTCTCCGCGACCCAGCGCACGGTGGCCTCGGCGTATTCGGAAAGTTTGGCGCCGAAACCTGCGGCGTCGATATTGGCCAAGCGGTCGGTCAAGTCAGCCAGGGCGGGGCCGAGGCGCTCAAGAAGGCCAACCATGAACTCTTTGCCCTTCTCGCCGATGGCGGCGAAGTTGTCGCCGATGCGGTCAAGGTGACCGTTGGTCTTGTCGATGACGCCTGGCAGGCTGCCGAGTTGACCGCGGGCCACATCGAGCTCGCTGCCCATGGCGCGCAGGAGCGGAAGCAATTCGCCGCCGCTGCGGCCGAGAAGCTGCATGGCGATGGCGCTGCGGTCGGAGTCGTTGCCAACGCCTTGTAGCGCACCGGCCACGGCTTGCAACTGCTCGGTCGGGGTAAGGTCTTTGAGGCGCTCGAGGTTGAGCCCGAGCTTGCCGAAGGCTTCGGCCTGCTCCTTGCCCCCCTCGCCTGCTTCGACGATGGCCCGCTGGAGGCGGTTGATCGTCGGGCCGACGGACTCGGCTCCGGCGCCAGCGTTCTCAAAGGCACGCTGAAGGATGGCCAAGTTGCCGGCGGTTTCGCCGGTTCGAGCGGAGAGGTCGTTGAGTTGGCCGCCCATGGCGACCGCGGCGTTAAACGCCTGGACGGCCGCGCGGACGCCGATGAAGGCTGCGCCGATGCCGACGACGGCCGCGGCAATCTTGCCGAAGTGGCGGGTGATGCCGGCGCTGGCGTTGGCCGCCAAGTTTTGCAGGTTCTTGGCGCCGCTATCAAAGCCCGCCGTGTTGAGCGAGGCGTTAAATCTGATTGCTTCTCCGGCCATTTGCCTTGCGCCCAAGTGTCAAGACGCCAGACCGGGATAACGATCGAGCGTCTTCTTGATCTTGCCCTGGGCGGCGAGCTTGACCGCTTGGCCAAAAAAATTGGCGCGGGCATTGAGCGCCTTGCGAAAGGCCGTGCCGGCCTGCGCCCAGCGGTTTAGGTAGCCGAGATTGTTAACGAATCCGACCTCGTATTTGTTGCCGCTACCTTTGCTGGTGAGCTCGAGAAGTTGGCGCATCTCTCCCTTGCGGTGGTGCGCGGCGGTGCGAAGATAGGCCGGCGCTTTGACCGGGATGCCCAGCCCCTCGCCGATCTTGACGAACATCGAGGCAGCCAGCCCGCGGGCCTTGAGTTTGTTTTGCAGGGACTTGGCCCGTTGCTCTTGGATCTGGCGCCACAGCCAGGACGGGTAGGCTTTGGGCTCGTTGCTGCGGCTGAAGTAGTAGACCAGCTTGCCGTTCTTGCCCTTGGATCTGCGCTGGGCGGCGCGGGTTTGTGCGCGGGATACGTCGGCGGCCGAATAGGTTTTGCCGCTGCGGCTTTCGGGGCCGGCGTAGTTAAAGGTGTATTGCGAGCCCGGGCGTTTCTCGTGCGAGCCTTGGATGCTTTTGACCGTGGCCTTCTTGGTTGAGCGGACGGCGCTGGCCAGCATCGCCCCGAGCTCGGCCTTCATGACCGTCTCGAAGTCCTTGCCGCTAATGCGGCGCAGCTCGAGCATGGCCGAGTGAAACCGGCGGGCGGCTTTTTCGTCGGGCGTGACCTTGACCTGCACGCTATACGCCGCCTGTCAGCGCGTCGGCAAGCAGGGCGTCGATGCTGGCGGCTCCGGTTTCTCCGCTATCGGCCCACCGCGGCACGCGCCCGGAGGCGATGTCGTCCCAAAGCAGAAGCTGGTTAAGCGCCGCCAGCGGCAAATGCCAGATTGCCTGGTCGATGGAGATCCCGTATTTCGCGACCCGCGCGGCCAGGCAAAGCTGCCAAGCCGGTCGGGCCTTTAGGCTTTTGGGCCGTCAGCAGTAGGCTCCACGCTGGCGCTTTGCGTGATGGTGGCGGCCACGCGCTCCATCTGGCCGGTGATCCACGGCGTGAAGGCGAACATGTCGGCCGGTGCCTGCTTGTCCATCCACTCGTAGACGTCGGCGCGCAGGTCGTCCAAGGTGGCGATCCGGCGGCGGATGTCGGTGATGGGCATGGAGTGCAGGTAGATGAACGAGTAGACCGCGAAGGCGTAGTCGCCGTCGGGCTCGCCCGTCACGAAGCTGTTTTTCAGCCGCGTCAGCAGGCTCCAAGTGGCGGCCGTGACGGGCCGCAGGGTGATGCCAGCAATTTGTTCCTCGCCGCCAAGGGCCGAAGCCTCAAGCAGCACGTCTCTTTTTTCCGGGTCAATATCCATATCGCCCGCGGGTTGCTGTCAAAAGAACTTGCGGGCGCCCGCGTTTGACGCGGCATTGTCTGTTGCTACACTTTTTCTGTGACAGATTTAAGCAAAGACGAGAGGCGTAAGAGGGGTGATAGGCGCAAGGACGGCTTTATTTTTTGGGGCTATCGCAGGGAGAGTCTAAAATCTGGAACAGTAAAACGTCGCGAAATTTGGGTCAGCCCACAGAGTTACGCGAAAACAATGGCAACGGGGCAAAAGTGGCGAGTTGCCAATAAGGCGCACTTAAAAAGTTACACCAAGAAATACGAGGCTTGCAGGCGAGCGTCCGATCCTGTTTTTCGCCTAATCAAAACCACCAGAAGCCGGCTTGCGGGCTTGCTTCGTGGCCGCAAGGGACTCAATTCGGTGCGGCTTGTCGGATGCACGACGTGCCAACTTAAGGAGCATTTAGAAGCTCAATTTGAGCCAGGCATGACTTGGGAAAACTTTGGAACCTATTGGCACGCTGACCACATAATCCCGCTAGCTTGGTTCGATTTAGACGATGAAAACCAGCAGAGATGGGCCTTCCATTACTCAAACCTTCAGCCGCTTACAAAACAGGACAATCTCCGAAAAAACGCAAAAATAGCCTGGCGGGCCGCGTTAATAAATTAACTGAGCCAAGTCGCGTTTCGTCTTTGCGTCCAACTGCTTGTCGGCAAGCATGACGCCGCCTTGCGGCAGATTAACCATGACCAAGGGTCTGGTTTTCTTAAAAATGACGTCCAGCAGGATTTCCCTGTTGTAGAGAGCCGCCCGAGCGCCTGGCAGATCCGGTAGCTGGTCGCGCAATTCCTCGCACGCCTCTTGGCTGGTCACAATGGCTTCGACGATGCTGCCGGTCGGGATTCCGCCGGCGCCGTCGCAGGAGAACCAGAAGTGGGTGGTCTCCTTGCCCTTTTGGATAACCCGGCTGATCGGGTCTTGCTGCCGGAGGGTGACGCCGACGGTGCAAAGGCACGAGGCGACCTTGGTGTCGGTGGTGGCGTAGAACGATGTCTGCATAATCTCTGATCTCTAAGCGCCCGGCGGGCGCGGTGGGTTAGAAGGCGTGGTTGGTCGCGCCGATCGTCACCTGCTGGAAGTCGTTCGGGGCGCGGCTGACGCTGACGCTGTCGACGTAAAAGGTGCCGGTGACGCCGCCGAGGCCGGCGGTGGCGTTGGCCAAGGTCACGCTGGCGCCGATGGTCGGGATGGTGGACTTGAGGAAGCCGCTCATCGAGGCGACGGACTTCTTGCCGTGGTAGGCCGCGGCGACAAAATCGCCATCCTCATCGACGACCGTGGTTTTCTCGGAGTCGGAGGTCTGGGAAAAGCTGGTGAAGACGGCGACGGTTTCCGCGGAGCCGCCAAAGGTGATCGAGGTAAGTCCAACAATAGTCGCTGCCATAGTGACTATGGCGCGATGTCAACCTACGGGCGGCGGTAGAGGCCGGTGCGCTGGCCCTTGTCTTGCTCGTAGCCCTCGAACGCGGCGCCCTCGATGGTCGCGGCGATGGCTTTGTCGGCCAGGCACTCGGGCCAGTTGGGCAAGCGGAGCAAACCGTCAGGTTGTGGGGTAGGCTTCGTTGACCCAGAGGCGGAAGTTGATGGATCGGCGGAACGCTCTTGTTTCGTTTTCATAGGATACGGGGTCGAACTCCAATCCCCAGACTTTGACCAAGTCGGTGGCGTTGAGGTTGGTGACGAAGTTGGGGCCGTCGACGGTGGACCAGAGGTCGTGCCACAATTCCTTAAAGCCGGCGGCGCCTTCGTCGTCGTCCTCGCTGTCGGGCAGGCGGCGCTCGGCGCGTTCTTCGTCGGGGGTTTCGTCGGCCGAGGTGGTGAGCGTGATCGTGACGCGGGAGTTCCAGGTCTGCATGCCGAGCACGAGCTCGTCGAGTTTCTCGGCGCGGATGGCGATCATGGGCAAAGAGTCCTCGTCGGACTCGTCGGCCGAGGTGATGCGGCAGGTGGCGAGGTTGCTATCGGCGGTCAGGACGGTGTCGATGGCGCGCTCGAGGGATTCTTCTAAGCTGTAAGCGGGGGCGCTCATGGGGTGTCGGGCGATTGCAGGGTGAGGTCGATGGTGGCGGTGTCGGTGTCGATGCCGGTGATGCGGTAGCGGCGGCCGGCGTATTTGACGATTCCGCCCAGGCGGAAGGTGGGCGCGCCGGTTTTGAGGACGGTGGCGGTGAGGCCCCTGGCCGCTTCAAAGCCGCCCTCGCCCAAGGTGTTGCCGTAGGTTTCCTCGCCGACGACGGCGAGGTAGCATCGCTCCCTATACTCGATCTGGTCGCGGATGGTGCCGACGGCTTCGGTGCTGGCGGCGGTGTAGGCTTGAGCGAACTGGCTCATGCGGTGGGAGTCTTGTCAGCGGCGGCCACGAGTTGCGGCAGGATCGCGGCCGCGGTGAAGTGCTGCTGGACGAGTTCGGTGGCGCGGATGGCCGTGTCCTGGTGGCGGGCGAAGTCGAGCGCGGCGACGAAGTCGCAAAGGTCGGAGTCGGAGATGTCGGGGTCGAGGGCGAGGCGGTGGCGGCCGGCCTTGAAGTATTCGTTCTGTGGCTCCATGGGTTGCGCCTCAATGATCAGGGCGCCGCTGGCGGCGGCTTCGTAAAGGCGGATGCCCTGGGCGCGGCCGTTCGAAGGCGGGCAGAAGACGCCGGCATAGTTGGCGTAAAGGCAAGCGACTTGGTGCGCGGTGGGGATGCCTTTGGGGATCTGGATGATGTCGATGAGGCCGCGGGCCTGCAGGGCGGAGAGCATGCGGCGGCGGGTGACGTAGATGCCCGGGCGGTATTCGGTGGTGTCGCCGACGAAGGCGAGTCTTTGTTTGCGCTCGCGGAGCGGCGGCCCGGGGCGGAAGGCCATGGTGGAGACCCAGAGCGGCGAGACGGCGGCGGAGCGGCCGAGGTGGCGCATGGCCAGCGCGTCGCACTCCTGACCGCAGGCGTAGAAGTCGAAGAAGGCGGCGCTGTCTTGGAAGTCAGAATACTCCGTGATGGTGTTGCCGCGGCACCATTCGGTGGCGAAGCTGATGAGCGGCTTGCCCAGGGCGCGGAGGTCGGGGACTTGGGTGAAAAAGTCGGAGTATTGGGCGGGGCTGACGAAGACGATGGCGGAGGCGTCGGATTTTTTCAACGCGTCGTAGACCTGCGCCGCGGGCGACATGGTCATGGGGATGGCGTGGTTGACCACGCCGAGGGCGCGGGCGTCGGCCAAGGCCAAGGCGCCGAAGCTGGGGGGCTCGTGCCAGTGGTAGAGGACGTCGATCTTCACCGCGGGCCGTGCTCGAGGCCGGCGATGGGTTGGCCGGCGGTGACGAGGTCGTCCCAATGCAGCGGGGGCGGCGCGCTGTGGTCGGTGGCGTGGACGACGAAGGCGCCGACAGCCGAGGCGGCGGGGTCGGCGGCGTGGCGGAAGCGGCCGAGGATCGGGAGGTCGGGGCTGTCGGCGGCGAGTTCGAAGATGTATTCGATGCGCTCGGCGTCGCGGGCGTTATCGAGGAAGAGCTTGCGGACGCGGGCGGCTTGGACGGCGTGGCCGGTGGCGCGGTGGATGACGGTGATGGTGGGGACTTTTTGCGCGGCGAGCCGGGCGCGCTCGAGGTCGTCGGCCTGCTTGTCGTCGCCGGCCATGCGGAGGTATTGCGTCCAGAGCGCCTCCCCTGCCCACCCGTAGAGGCCGTCGCGGTGGGTCCACATTTTGTCCGCGGGGCGCGGCAGGGCCATCATGGCGCGGAGGTAGGCTTCGGCGTTGAGCATGTCGCCGAGGTCGAGGTGCATGGCGCCCAAGAGGGCCAAGGCTTCGCGGCGGTTGGGCTGCGTGCGGTAGGCGCTGTGGAGCGCGGTGAGCATGGCGGCGTGCTCGGGGGTGCCGGTCTCGAGGATGTCGGGGCGGGCCATCTCGGCGATATTTAGACAGAGCTCGTAGCGTTCGGCGGGCTGAAGGTCGGGGTGCGCCAACGCTTGCTTGGCCAGGGCCATGGCTTCGTTCTTGCGGCCGGCGCCCATGTATTCGCCGTGCAGGTGGTAGATCTCGGAGAGTTTGCGCTCTTCGGGCGGGATGCTCTCGAGGATGCGGAGGTTGCGGCCGGCGCCTTGCTTGGGCTCGTCGTCGGGCAAGTGGATGACGACGGGGGCGTCGCAGCGGGCGACTTTGGCGTCGGGGGCGAGTTGGAAGTTCTCGTGGATCTTGTTGATCCAGCGTCCGCGGTCGCGGCGGACGAGGCGCTCGCGGAGGTTGTGGGCGATGCCGCGGCCGGCGACGTCGTGGTAGAGGGCGAAGCCGTCGAAGTCGGCAGCGAATTTCTCCATGAGCTCGTGGAGGGCCAAGGCGAAGTTGGGCCCCGGGGTGTCGTCGGCGTCGATCCAAAGGACCCAGGGTTTGCTGGCGAGGTCGAAGGACCGCTGGCGGGCGGCGCCGAAGTCGTCGACGTGGGGCCAATCGTTGCCGGGGGCGTTGGCGTAGACGTCGTAGGTGGCGCCGTGTTTCTGACAGACCTCGGCCACCTTGAGGCTTTTGGCCTCGGCGCCGGTGGCGTGGACGACGACCATTTCGCTGACGGCGGGGGCGAAGGCGGCGAGGGCGCGGTCGAGGCGCTTGGGTTCGTTGCCGACGATGACGCAAAGCGCGATCTGCTCGCGCGGGCTGATTTTCTCCATCTCGGGCGGAGGGCTTTTGTCAACAAACGAAAACCCCCGGCGCGGGCCGGGGGCTTCGTGTTATGCGATGGGAAAGACTACTTACCCAGTGATGAGCTTCGCGGCTGCGGTGATCGCGCGGCTGTGGCCGAAAACGCACTCGAAGGAGGTGCTGTGGCGACCATTGAGCGGATTGTACACGCGGCGGTAGCCGAGAGTTAGTCCGCTCTGCGGGTCCGTGATGGTCGTGGCGGCCAGATACTCGCTCGGAGCTTGGGGCTCGAGGGCGCGGACGGCGACGGCCACTGCGTTCGGGTGAACGGCCATGCCTTTCAGCGTGATGCTGTTCGAAGGCAGGATCACCGACTCGTAGACGTTCATGCCGAGCAGGCGCGGGACGCGGGCCTCGGCGATGGTGTCGCGGATGCCGAACTGCGAGGCATCCAGCAGGTTGCTCTGGGACAGCAAGCTGTCGTAGAGGGCGCTGTCGAGGATGAGGCTGCGCTCGGTAAGCGGCACTTTCTCGTCGGTGAGAGCCTTGCGGAGCGTGCGGGCGTTCGTGATGGTGAACGCGCTGGCGCCGGTGACCGACGCGGTGTATTGCGCGGCCGAGGAGGCGGTGGTGACGAAGAGGTTGAAGACGCTGGTCAGCACGGCTTGCGCCAAAGCGCGGCCTTGCTGGGTGGCGAACTTGGTGATCTCGGCGACCGAGGACTTGGAGTATTCGGTGTCGCTGAGGCTGACGGTGACGATCTGGTGTTTGTCCACCGAGATCGAGATGTTGTTCATCGTGCCGCCGGTTCCACCGTAATCGTTGTCGAAGGTGGTTGCCGTCAGGTTGGCGATGAGCGGGACTTCAACCGTCGAGCCGCGGCGCACGACTTCGTTGGAATACGAGGTCGTGAAGACGGAGAGCGGGAGAAGGTCCGCGGTGAAGGCTTCCAGCGCGGTTTGCGCGAGAAGTTTATCATTCAGGCTGGAGCTAATTGTGGCCATAAATTTGAGTGGTTAGAGGTTAGGAGTAAAAAGATTTGATGATCGCGGCCTTGTTGGCGCGGAAGAACTCGGTGGCTTCCACGCCCTCAAGGGCGGCGAATTTCTGGGCGGCGGTGAGCTCGGGCTCGGGAGCCACGGAAGCGGCGGCGGGCTCAAGGCCGACGGCGGCGACGATGGCCGCGGCTTGTTCGCCGGCGGTCTTGGAGTCGGCGCGCAGGGCGGTGATCTCCTCGTCGCGGGTGGCGACTTCGGCGGAGAGGCGGGCGATCTCGCCTTTGAGGGTTTCGAGTTCTTTGGCCGTGTCCTCGGCGACTTGCGCTTGGGCGGCTTCGGCTTCGACTTTGGCGGCAAGGTCGGCCTGGAGGGCGTCAACTTTGGCCTGGAGTTCGGCGTTCATAACTTCCTCGGAGATGTCAACTGCCTCGTCGGTGACGGGCGTGTCGACGGCGGGCTCCACGACTTCGGGAGCGGCTTCCTCGGCCTTGCGGGATTTCGCGGGTTTACGCATAGAGTTGGAGAAGTTGTCAAAGCGGGCGCGGGCCTGCTCGGGGGTGATGGAGGCGGCGGCCTCGAGGTCGTCTTCGATGCCGTCGATGAAATTCATGCCGAGGGCTTCGGTGGCATCGAGCCAAGTTTCCTCGTCCATCATGGCTTCGATCTCGCCGCGCTCGCGGCCGGTCTTGCGGACGTAGGCGTTGACGAGGGTGGCTTTGAGTTTGTCGAGGACGTCGGCCTCTTTGCGGAGGTCGTCGGCGTCGCCCATGGCCATGGACCAGGGGTTGTGGATCATGAGCATGGAGTTGCCGGCCATGAGGACTTCCTCCCCGGCCATGGCGATGACGGAGGCCATGGAGGCGGCGAGGCCGTCGACGTGGACGGTCAGGCCGCCTTTGTGCCGGCGGAGGGCGTTGTAGATGGCGGCGCCTTCGATGACGGAACCTCCGACGCTGTTGATGCGGAGGTGGATGTGCTGGTCTTTGAGCTTGCGAAGATCCGCGACAAAATTCTTTGCCGTAACGCCTCCGAAGCCGATCTCGTCATAAATAGAGATTTCGATGCCGCTGTCTTCGGCTTCGCTGTTGCGGGGCGCTGAAATTGCATACCACGTCGGGTTCATTGCGCTTGCGGCGGTGTCAATGCGGCGGGTGTGACCGGCGCGGGGTTGGGATTGAACGTGGCGATGCTGTCGGCGCTGATGCCGAACTCGGCGGAGAGGTCGGCGAGATACTTGGCCTCGACGGCGCGCTGGCGGAGTTGGTCTTTCCACTCAAGGCCGCGCTCGCTGTAGTCTTCGCTGTAGGTGCGGAGGCCGGCGCGGACGTCGTTCAAGTTGGCGGCGGCTTCGCGGCCGTAATCGACGGAGGCGGCGGCGGGGCGTTGCCATTCGACGCGCCACCAGTTTTCGTTTTGCGGGAGGAGGCGGCGCTGCATACCGAGCGTGATGACGTGCGCCCAGACGCGGGAGCAGAGGCGGTCGATGAGCAGGGCTTGGCGTTGCTCGAAGGTGCGCTGGGCGCGGACGAGAACGGCGCGGAGGGCGGCGCCACCGGCGTCGGCGGGGCGGGCGGCGAACTCCCAAGGCACGCCGATGTTGAGGCAGACTTCGCGGAGGAGGACGTCACAAAATTCGCGGAAGTTTTGTGACGGGCGGTTCGAGGTCCACGAGATGAGGTCTTCGCCGAGGCCGAGGCGGGGAATGGCGCCGCCGGCGTTGCCGAGGCTTTCGACGGTGACTTCGCTGTTGTCCTGGGTGTTGACGCTGGCGGTGGACTCGCCGAAGAAGTCGGCGCCCTGGGGGTTCGAGGACTTGATAGCGAGGGCGATGTAGGAGGAAATTTTTAGCGCCATCTTCTCAAAGCTGACGGCGTCGGAGACATCGCGGAGGTGATTGATGGACGGGGCGAGCGGGGTGACGTAGCGGAGCTCGTCGCCTTGGCTGGCTTCGCCGACGTGGATGAGTTGCTGCGCGGGGATGTCTTCGAAACGCTGGGCGGCGTCCATGCCGTCGCCGATCAGGTGGCGGTAGAAGATGGGGCGGAGTTGGTCGTTAACCACCACGCCGTCGATGATGTTCTGGCCGCCTTCGCGGGCCTGCGGGTTGCTGGGCTCGTAGATCGAGGAGCGGGCGTCGCCGATGCGGTGGGCGAGGATGAGTTGCAGCGCGGGGTAGCCAGTGCTCTGCGCGGTGGCGCGGAAGAAAACTTCGCCGTCGCGGTCGATGGCGACGGAGGCGATGCGCTGCATTTCGCGCCAGGTGTAGCGGCCTTGGATGTCGGCCACGCGGGACCATTGGTCGAAGAAGGTTTCGGCGGCGTTGTCCCACGCTTCGTCGCCGCTGCGGGCTTGGGGGCGGATGCCGGTGCCGGTGGCGTAGCGCGCTTTTTCGTTAACGAGGCCGCGGACGAAGGGCATGTTGTTGTAGACCCAGCGGGAGAGTTTCATCAGGCGCTCGCGGTCGGCGCCGGAAACGTCGATGTGGCTGTCGACGGCGGTGGCGTTGTAGGGAAAGCGGCGCTGGATGGACGGGCGCGCGGCGTCGTAGCTCTGGGCCTTCGGGCTGAAGGCGCGGGTCACGAGTTTCCAGCGGTCGGCAAGTTTCATGTGAGCGGGTAGTTGAAGGCGGCGATGGTGGTCTTGTTCGTCTTGCGGGTGAGCCAGAGCTCGAGGTCGGCGGCGGAAAGGTCTTTGATTTGCTTCCACGCGTAGAAGGCGAGCTCGGCGACGGTGCCGGCGGTCTGGTCGGGCGGGAGGCTGTAGCTGTAGGACTTGCCGCCCATGCTGGCGGAGACGAGGACGCGGCCGCCTTCTTTCGCCACGGTGAAGTTGTTCGCCGCGATGGTCTCGAGGGCGGCGACGGTTTTCAGCGCGTCCTTGTTGTTGGCCACCCAGACTGAGAAAACGAAGGAGCGCGGAGACATGCTTCCCCGCGGCGGTGTCAATCGGCGGGCGGGTCGTCGAGGCGGGGCTTGATGATGTTGCCGTATTCGGCGAGGGCGAGGATCATGAGCTCGCAGTCGAGCATGTGGTCGGGACGGCGGCCGATCTGCTTCCAGATGTAGTTCTCGCGGCCGGTGAGCGGGGAGCGTTTGACGACTTTGCGGTGCGAGTCGAGGTGGGCTTTGTATTCTTCGCTGGCGTCGGCGGCGACGGTCCACGCGGGGCCTTTGCCGCCGCGGAGCCACTCGAGGACGTCTTGCGCGGCGGGTGAACTGAAGAGCATGAGGAAGTAGCCGCGGCGGTAGGGCTTTAAGACGCTGATGGCCTTGCGGAGGGTTTTGCCGAATTTCACGCCGTAGCCGTCGGCGCGGTCTTCGCCCTTGGCCGGGATGTAGCGGTTGCGGAGGCAGACATCGAGGACTTCGTCGGTGCGGAAGCCGGAGTCGACGACGACGAGTTTGGCCATGGTGCCGCCGATGTTGCGCTGCTGGTCGAGGCCGAGCTCTTGGACTTTGAACTCGAGGTCGGCCCAGGTGGTGAGGCGGCCTTCGTCGATGAGTTGGCTGCTGCCGTCTTTGGCGAAGGCGCGGCATGCGAAGTAGAAGCAGTCTTGCTGCACGTCGACGGCCATGATGCGGGCGGTCCCCTCCTCCGGCGCGGCGCGGAGATGATATTCGCCGATGGTGAGCGGGCGGCTTTCGTCGGTCATGGCATCCTCCCACGGCTCGGCGAGGATGCTGTTGACGAAGTCTTGCAGGCCCATGAGGGAGGATTTGTCTTGGAGGAATTTGACGGCGAGGGCGCCGAAGCTGCGACGGACGGAGTAGAGGGCGGAAAGGTGGTAGCTGCGGTGGCCCGGGAGGGCGTTGGCGTTCTCGGCGCGCCACTCGCCGGCGCGGAGCATTTTGGTTTTGAGCGCGTCGGTGAGGTGGCCGGCGCAGTGCGGGCACTCGAGGCGGGCGGTCTCGCGGACGCGCTTGAGATCCCAGGTGCCGTCGTCGAGTTTGGCGTCGTCATCCCATTTCATCATGGGCCACGCGAGGAGGGTCATGGCGGAGCAGTGCGGGCACGGGAGCCAGAAGCGGCGCTGGTCGCCTTCGAGCCAGGCTTTCCAGATCGAGCCTTCTTGCGTGGTCGGGGTGCTCGTCATGACGATCAGGTGCATCGGGAAGGACGCGACGCGCTGGACGGCGAGTTGGACGGCGGCGGCTTCCTGCTTGGTTTTGGTTTTGTATTTGTCGACCTCGTCCAAGCAGAGGAGCGAGATGGAGCGGCCGGCGAGGTTGCCGGGGGAGTTCGAGCCGATGAACCAGAGGTGCATCCGCTGAAAGGCTTGGTCGAGGTTCTTAAATTTGTCTTTGTTGCGGGGGAGTTGGGCGCGGAGGACTTCGTTGTCGTCGATCATCACTTGCCATCGGGACTCGGAGAACGATTGGGCGTTGGTCTGGGTGTCGAGCACCCACAGCGCCGGGGCCGGTGCGCGGACGAGACGGTAGGCCATGCCGACTTGTATGGCGGTCGACTTGGCCACTTGGGCGCCGCAGAGGAGAGCCATTGAGCGGACGCCTGACGCCGGGTGGAAGCAGTCGAGCCATTCTCTCATGTAGGGATAGCTCCGCACGCGGAAGGGCCCGGGCGAGGACGTGAAGCGGGAGGAGAAGGACAGGTTGGCCTCGGCCCACTCGGTCACGCTTTGCCGCGGGTGCGGCACCCATTGCTGGCGCCACATGGCCAGCGCCTTCTCGCGGCTATCGGGTATCCACTCGCAGCGCATGGCCGGTGTTGCTCAAGGTCGAGAAGACCTGCTCGAGGTAGTCGGCCACCGCATCGCGGGCGAGCTCGGGGTCGTGGGGGTTGGCGGCCATAGCGAGGGCGCCGGGCATGGCCTCGAGGAGGGCGCGCAGTTTGCCGACTTCTTCGGCGATGACGGTTTGCACCTGGTCGCGGTGCATGAGGTTCTGGGCTTCCTGCTCGGAGCGAACCAGGTCGCGCTTTCGGATCTCGTGGGCCTCCTCGGCGTCCTTCACGGTGCGGCTGGCGGCCGAGCGTTCCTGGATCGTGCCGGCGTTCTCGAAATCTTTGACTGCAATGCGGCGGAGCTTGTCGGTGACGGCGAGGTCGTCGGAGAGTTCCGGCAGGGCGGACAGGCCGATCGGCTCAGGGCGAGGCGTGGGCCCACTGCTTGCCTTAGTGCGTTTGGTGCTTTGGTTAACCCGGCGCCAAGCCATCGCGTCTTCGACGCTGGTCAGAGGCATGCCGCGCTTGACCGCCTTGGCGACGGCCTGCTGGCTGATGCCTAACGCCTTGGCGATTTGACCCTGTGACAACCCGTTGCCCACAACCCACAACCTTTGTCAAGGGTTGTAGGCTCGCAGGAAGAAACCGATCTGTATCGGGCACT